TGAGTTGGATGCCTTTGGTCGTAGGGTTACAAAGTATAACGATCTGCCTATCCTGATTGTTGATAAGGATAATAACTACGATGACATTATGCCGTTTACCGAGCTTTCCTCAGATGGCACCAGTGCTACTAGTACATCTATTTACTGCCTGTCTTTTGCAGAAAATGGTGTAGTTGGTTTACAGAATGGGGACATGGATGTTAGGGATATGGGTGAGATTGATACCAAGCCTGTTTACCGTACCAGGATTGAATGGTATGTTTCTATGGCTATTCTGCGGGCAAGGGCTGCTGCCAGACTTTATGGTATTACTGATAGTGCTATAACTGCCTAATATAACCTTTAATATAGTGAGGTGAACAGATGGCTTATATGGATTTTTTAAAAAGTGCTAGGGGGCGAATCTATGATAGCCTCCTATTACTAAAAACCAAAGGTACTGTTGCCACTAGTATGGTAGGTGAATCCCCAGTAGGAACAGACAAGTACTTTGATACTGGTGGGGGTCGTACCCGTGGTGATGTGGTGTATAATGTATATGCCATAGGATCAACTCTTGCAACAAACACCCTTTTTGCATTAAGATTGCAAGGAAGTAAAAACAGCTCCTTTACCACAGGTGTTGATCTTGTAATCACTGAAATTGGTAAAGCCAATGTGCTTACAGGCAATTCAAGTCTGGCTACTAATGATGTTTTTGGTGTAGGCAGGTACATTGTACCTTTTACCAACGATTTTGATGACACTGTGTATAGGTACTTACGTCATTATGTTACTGTTGCTAACACTTTAGCAAGTGGTGTTCTCACAGCTAATCTTAATTTACAGTATGAGTGTTATCTCAGTGATATTAGAACCTAATTTAATAATAATCTTTGATATAGTGAGGTGGACAGATGGCTTATATGGATTTTTTAAAGAGTGCTAGAGGGCGGATTGTAGATGACCTCCTGATACTGAAGGCAAAAGGTACTGTTGCAACCAGTATGGTAGGGGAAGACCCTGTAGGAACGGGTAAGTACTATGATACTGGTGGGGGTCGTACCCGTGGTGATGTGGTTGTTAATATGTATAGTATGGGTAGTATTACTGAAACTACTCATATAAAAATGCGGTTGCAGGGAAGTAAAAACAGCTCCTTTACCACAGGTGTTGATCTCGCAATTACTGAACTTGGGGGTGCTAATGCTCTTAATACAGGCAGAAGCTCATTAGCAACAATAAACTCTGGCGTTGGCAGGTATATTGTGCCATTTACCAACGATTTTGATGACACAGTATATAGATACTTACGTCATTATATATCTGTTGACTTATTCACAGGTGCTACTGGTGTTCAGTACGAGGTTTATTTAAGCGACATTATAACCTAAAAAGACGGAGAAGCGTGATGGAAATCTCGGGGCAAAAAGTTACGCTATCTGTCTGTATGATGATAAAGAATGAAGAGCACAATTTAAAACGTTGTTTATCGTCATTAAATGGTATAGCTGACGAGCTGATAGTTGTTGATACGGGCTCGAACGATAGTAGTGTGTCTATTGCAGAATCGTTTGGGGCAAAAGTGTATCACCATCCATGGGAAAACGATTTTTCCAAGCACAGGAACCAGTCTATGGATTATGCATCTGGAGACTGGTTACTAATCTTTGATGCAGATGAAGAGCTGTTTGTAGAAGACTCTTTGTCTGCATCTGATTTAAGAAAGTGGCTTGGAAAAGTACCAGCCGATTGCCAATCCGTGGCAATCACTTTGCATGATATTCAAAAGAATATGCAAGCCATGCAATTTAATTCTGTGCGATTGTTTCGTAAAGGAGTAATGCGATACGAAGGCATCGTACACAACCAACCAAAAATACTTATTGGGAAACCAGAAGCTCTTTTCTGCCCAATAGTCTCTCTCAAACATTATGGGTATGATCTCACGCCTGAGCAGACAATCGCAAAACGTGCTAGAACTGAAGGTCTGCTGACTGAACGTTTAGAGAAAAACCCAGATGATGTAGTTGCAATGTTTTATCTTATTCAGGCGTACACTGCCTACAGTGAGTATAATAACGCAGCTATATATATTGAAAGATATGAAGAGACATCTGCACGAACAGGTGTTGCATTCAATGACTCTATTTATTGTACAGCATGCCATGTTTATCGTAAATTGATGGACAAAAAGAATGCTCAGAAATGGTTGCTTACTGGTTTGAAAGAGCACCCTAAAGATCTTGATTTGTTAATGTCTCTTACTGAATATGGTGTTTGGGTACAAGATATAAATTTACTTATACAAGGTGCGCGGGGATTTTTACAGGCGTATGATGATTATCAAAAAGACCCAATTGCAAGTGGGAATAGATTCACTTACGCAAACACACCTGAATCTGTGTCTTACTGTTTATTTCATTTATCTATGGCTACATTTCAACAAGGATGTCGTACATTAGATCAACTTAGTGTAGTTTTGTCCAAAACTAAAAGTGAATTTGATGGTGGCCTACGAAGAGATGTTGCTATGGTATTTAAAGAATTTGGTATGACTAAAAAAGGATGGAGTTTACAACCAGAAGAACAATCTAAAAAAGTAGCAAATTTAAATGCGTGGAGGTAAAAATAATGCCAATTGTGTATAAAAAAAGTACTGGTGAAGCTGTAACTGTTGTACATGCTATTGATGCAAAAGAGTATGTTGCTGGTGGGGCTTATTCTTGGGCTGATCCAACGAAGAAAACTGAACTGCCTGCAAAATCAGAGGCAAAACCAGCTGTAATCCCAACTGTTGCAGACAAGAAACCTGTTGTGGCTCCTATGGTGGTTGAAGAAAAACCTGTTGCAAAAGAAGATTTTAAACCTTCAATCAGAAAACCTATAGCTACACCCAAAAAGAGTTCTCGGATCATAAAAAAGTAGGTATAGTAAATGTCCTTAGACCCTTTTATAAGTTATCGTAATCTATCAACTAGTGGCTTAGAAGATGTCCCAGTAGTCCCAGAAGGCACTTATGCTGTTAAGCAAGGCTATATAAACAACTATGTGCTTGTTGCTAATGATGCTAATGCCATAGCAGTCCCAACAGATGCCAGATTTGTACTATTTAATGCTGACTCTGATATATGGGTAAAAATAGGTGGTGTTGCTGAGATACCTACTATTAATGTTACTGATGGAACTGGGTCTGAATTAAATCCAGCAATTCGTTATTTGGATACAGCTACTACTATTGGTATTATTTCTGAAAGTGCAACCAAGCTCAGCCTCATGTTCTACAAATAGGGGTAGTAATGGGTTTATACAATTATGCATCTAAGATAAATAGAATTGCAGAAGCTACCTCAACTACCTGTGGTTGTGTGCAAAAAGTGGCAGTGTCTGATGATATTGCTCAGAATATTTTGAACAATGTTTTGATTGAACTGAAGAAGATAACTCTCCATCTCAGTATTGTCAATGGGGAAACGATTAAAGATGTGGAGGTGGAGTAAATGGCTGTAATTAAAGATGGTACTGGTTCTGGATATGCAGCAAAGGTTGATTCATCACAGAAGTTGGATGTTTCTGCAAGGGCGAATGACAGAATCTACTATGCATCAAGGGATTCAGGGAAAGCGTTTGTTGTTCAGTTTGAATTGACACAAGCTGTTGATGGTGTAACTGAGGGGGTTGGGTATATTAAATATACTGGTAATGACCGTATAAATATAAAGCAAATTGCATTCACATCCGAAGATGCTGGCATAACAAAGTTTGGTGTGTGGAAAAGTCCTACCGTATCTGGTGGTGCAACTGCCATACCAACAAATCTGAACTTCGGTTCAAATATTACATCAGATACAACATGTAAAGAAGATAGTGATGGGACCACAGTGACAATAACAGGTGGTACATCTATATTTACATTAAGAACGAATGGTCCAGATACAAAAGTAGTTGAGTTTTTTGATGCTGTCATTATGGGACCAGACGATATTCTTGGGGTAAAAGGCAATGCTACAACAGCTACAAGCAAAGTTAGAGTGAATATAATGTTTGCTGAATCAGTGGAGTAGGAGGATGCTATGCTAATAGATGATGGCAAAGGAAGAGGCAATAGTGCTGGTGTAAGTGATGAGAATATGTTGACTACTTTGGCTATTACATCATCGCTAGAACATTATGTAAACCATACAAAAGGCAAAGCATTTAATTTATTATTTGGTGCTACTCCAGCTAGTACTGGTGATTGCTTTTTGTATGTTAAAAATACAAGTGATACTGACCTTGTTGCTGAAGGGTTTTCTATCAAACTTGCAACTAGTGAATATATAGATATAAAGCTTGGTGATATTGGTACACCATCAGGGGGAACCGACATCACTCCTGCGAATTTGAACAGTGGTAGTGGTGTAACTGCCACTGGGACATTTCAAAATGGTGCTGATATTACTGCCTTGAGTGGTGGCACAACGATTGAAAGATACTACCACCTTAATAGTGTGGCTAGTCTTTATACAAATTTTAACCAAGATATTGTTTTACAAAAGAATGGCGTGTTGACAATGTACGTACAAACTGGTGGAACCGCTTTAGCAGGAACATTGGTTTTTAATTACCATGATGATGAAGATTAAATGACTGATTGCGAACAATGCGGGACTTGCTGTTTATATGTAGAAGTGAAAATGCGAAACAACGCATTTGATAAGCAATGGATAGACTTTTTAAAAGTGACACGGCCAGACGGTTTCATTTTTACAAACGACAATAAAAACTTAAAGATTGTGGCACCTTGTAAGCACTTGGACAGAGAAACTAATAAATGTGAAATTTACGATAAACGTCCCAAGACTTGTAGGGAATATCAATGTCAGTAAACGCACATATAACAGATCCGGCAACTAAAATTAAAGCAGAAGTTGTCCACAAAGATGACTGTGACTGTAATGCTTTAATAGTTGCAACAGTTCCATTAAGGACATTTGATAATGAATTAAGGTTTTTCATTAATGATGATTATGG